ACTGCCCCTGGCGATGTCGGTGGAGTGGGTGATCGTGTAAAACCCGATAGTGGAATGAACGAAGTGTTCAGTCGTATCGGTGCAGCTAATCCCGATTCACCTATGGGTGAACGATATCATAGAAAGACTACTAAAGAAGTGAAGACCCGAGCAATCGTGAAAAAACACCTTGACCTACAGGGTAAATAAGAGTATAATTACATTATGGAAAACTTAAACGAAAACTTAAACGTTATATCATTAGGTGATTTAGAATCACTACAAGACAGTATGACTCGTGTGCAGGAGAACGGTAAGAGATTCTACCAAACACCAACAGGTCAAAAATACCCAAGTGTCACGACTGTGACTGGGTTGCTTACACGAGATCACATTAAGTTGTGGAGAGAACGAGTAGGTGCTGAAGAGGCAAATAGAATTTCAACGACTGCAGCCAAACGTGGTACTAAAATGCATTCGTTATTTGAACAATATCTTCGTGCAGAAGAGGACATTGTCTTTGAGAATATCTTAGACGAGTCTATGTTCAGAGCAGTACAACCAGTTTTAGATGATATCATACCGATTGCTTTAGAAGCAGGTATGTATTCAGACTCATTGCAAATGGCAGGACAAGTAGATTGTGTTGGTATTTGGGACAATGAACTTTGTATTATTGACTTCAAGACAAGTAGTAAGTACAAAGAAGAGTACATGGCAGACCCATGGTTCCACCAAATGACTGCTTATGCAATCATGGTAGAGGAACTTACTGGTGAAGTAGTGGATACAATCGTAGCGATTGTTGCAGTTGATGGTGGGGGATGTCAAGTATTTGAAGCAGACCCTAGAGAGTATGTCGATAAGCTATATGCCTTAAGACAACGTTATGGAAGTTTACACGGAGTTTAAATGAGTATGATAAGTAAGAAAGAGTTCACGGAACAAGTCGAGAAGTTATTGATTCGAGGAGGCACCGATGTAATGGGTGCAATCGTAAAGATATGTGACGACAATAAACTGGAACCCGAATCAGCAAAGAGGTTAATATCTCAACCCCTTAAAGATAAATTGGAAGCTGAGGCACAAGGTCTCAACATGGTCAATAGAGGTAAAACAACTAAAGGAACCATTACACGGTTCTTTGAATAACAGGAAAAATTATGAAAAAAGGTGATATAGTATCAGTAGTAACAGTGAGTGGCGAGTACGTTGGAGAATATAAAGATATCTCTCCGACTAGTATTACACTTACCAACCCAAAAATGATTGTAAGTACTCCCGAAGGTGGGATGGGATTTGCAAGAGGAATTGCCGTAACAGGTGATCTCAATCCAACAGAAGTAACATTTGCATCTTATGTATTTGTTATTCCAACAAACCCACAGGTTGCAGAAGCACATAACCAAGCAGTTAATGGAGCTCCAGTAATCGCAACCCCACCTGAAAAGAAGATTATTATTTAATGTATAAAGACAAATTATCAGTTGGGCATAGGGCAACAGATTACGATTCAAGACTACCACAACTTATTGCAAAAGTAAGTCAGTGGCATCAAGACAGGAATCTGATCGAGGGTGCAACAGACAAAGATCAGTTCATGAAACTCATACAGGAATGTGGTGAGTTGTCAGATAACATTTGCAAGAACAAAGATATTGCAGACGACATCGGAGACATCATGGTAGTACTGATAAACATTGCAGTAAGGAATGGTCTATCTATGGAGCATTGTTTAGAGGTTGCATACAACGATATTAAAGATCGTAAAGGTCGTATGATTGACGGAGTATTCGTCAAGGAAACGGATGACCAGTAGAGAAGGTTATGATGCTTACACATTGTATCTAGGAATTAAGTTACACTTCTATTCCAAGGATTACGATTTCGTAAAGTATAATGGTAAGGTTAAATCAGACATCAACTCTTTTCTAAAACGAAAGGACAAATACCATTTCGGTAAGTTGTTCAAAATTCACAAACAAGAACTTCAAGATTTTTACATTGCTAACCTATCTCAGAAAGATAGTTGGGCAGGTGATCTGTTAGACGATGAGTGTGTCAAGACATATAAAGAGTGGAAGAAACGGAATCAGAAACTTACATATATGTTTGAAACAGAAGTGTCGGACTTACTCGCAAAGAAAGATATCAACAAAGTCTTAGAGGTTAAAGGTGGACAACACCCTATCCTACTTAAGTCGTATCTTGCAAAGAGTGTGTCTATAGAGACGATCTGTATCATGGATGAGATCATTGGGTTCACCAAAGACTGGAAGGGACGTATACAGGAACAGGTAGTGTACCCCGAAGCACACATTAAGATAAACAAGTACAAGTCTTTCATATCTTATGACCACTTAAAATTTAAAACGAAACTTATAGAATTATGCTCGAAGTAACAATAGTAGGAAACGGCCCTTCACGAAAAGACATTGATCTCACGGAGATTGGTCATGAAGTGTGGGGTTGTAATGCAGTGTATCGTGACACTAAGTGTTGTGATATTTTGTTTGCAGTTGATATGCCAATGCAACAAGAGATCGTAGAGTCGGGTTACTACTTAGGAAACCTTGTAGCATTTGCAGACATCGACCCCATACCGATGGAGATGATGGAAATGTTATCAATGACTTTGCCTGATGTTACTGTGACGAAAGTGGAGTCAGATACCCACTTCATCATTCAAGGGGAGATTGGTGCAACACAAATTTTAGGATTAACACGACCCGAACTTATAGTAACATACAACTATCCCGAACTGAAGAACCTGTTTACAGGAATGTCTGCTTTGGGATATGCAATGATGCAGGGGTATGAGAAGATTAATTTAATTGGATTTGATGCACTGGAAGGTGACTCATATGAAAATATTTATGAAGGTAGTGAGAACTATTTGCATAAATACAATACCGACTCTAGAGTGCTTACTGCACAAAGGAGTCAGTTCATAGCACTATTAGAATGGTACTATGGAAAAGGTTCAGTATACTTTAGAAACCCTCTAGACAAAGAGGACGAAATAAAGTATAATGAACTACCTTATTACGAAAGTAGTAAGGAATGGATTCTCGGTCAAGACTGGCTGGGAGATGAAGATGGATTGTTTTAAGGAACAGTCTTTAATAAAATTGTTAATAAAATTGTTAATACAATAGGAGAATACAATGAGTAGTAGTTTAGATAAACTAAGAGCAGCCATGGAAACTGCTTCACCAACAGGTGGTGAAAAAAAATCCTTTAATGACGATACGTTGTGGAAACCCGAACTAGATAAAACTGGTAACGGCTATGCAGTGGTTCGTTTCTTACCGACCCCCGAGGGTGAAGAGATGCCATGGGTATCTTACTTCGACCACGGTTTTCAAGGGCCAGGCGGATGGTATATTGAGAAGTCTTTAACGACTCTTAATAAACAAGACCCTGTCTCTGAGTACAACTCTACGTTGTGGAATACTGGGATTGAAGCAAACAAAGAGATTGCAAGGAAACAAAAACGCAGACTGCATTATGTTTCTAATGTCTATGTTATATCAGACCCTAAGAACCCCGATAACGAAGGGAAGGTATTTAAATACCGTTTTGGTAAAAAAATCTTTGAAGCTCTGAAGGAAGCAATCTCCCCTGCATTTGCAGACGAGAAAGCAATCAACCCTTTTGATCTAAGAGAAGAAGGTGCAAACTTTAAGATTAAGATCAGAAAAGTTGACGGATACTGGAACTATGATAAATCAGAGTTCGAAAATCCAGCACCATTGTTTGCTGACGAAGCAAAACTAAACAGTACGTTTAGTCAAGTGCATTCGTTGTCGAGTGTCATTGCCCCTAGTGAGTTTAAAACTTACGAGGAACTCAAAGAGAAATTCGAAAGAGTTATAGGTAGTGTATCGACTTCAACAGCAGAAAGTGTAGCAGAAGACTTGGAAGAAGTTCCTTGGGCTAATGTTGTAACTGAAACTGTTGCAAGTGAACCAGTAATGCAAGCTGCAGAATCTACTCCCCAAGTGGAAGAAGATGACGCAATGGATTACTTTAAGAACCTAGCTAACGAAAGTTAGGACTAGGTTCTGTTTGGGATGTCTCAATATACATTATGAATAAGATTGATATAGTTGAGACATTCACTGAGACCGTGGATAAAAAGGGGGTACTCAGTAAGGGAAAGGTCAATAGCAAACTAGCGGATTGGTCGGAAGAGAGCGGGAATGCTGTAAGGCGTGGGGCAACTCTTCACTTATTTAAGAATTTAACCAGTAGAAAATTATGCCGAATGTAACACCAAAAGTAAATCCGAAGAATCGAAACGTAGAGGGGTTTGATCAACTTATACGCAGGTTCAAGAAGGAGTGTGACAACGCAGGTATTGTTCAAGAGGTTAGAGAACGACAGTTTTTTGATAAACCTAATGCTGTGAAGAATCAAAAGAATCAACAGTTAAAGAGAACAAAGAAATTGGAAGCAAAGAAAAGATTGCAACCAGTACGGAGAAGAGGTGCTAGATAATCATGAGTTCAACACATGGTGGAAAGGGTTCCAAGAGGAGACCCGAATCGGGAACTGGTTATACAGATAACTGGGATACGATCTTTGGCAAAAAAATTGAAGTTAAAACTAGAAAGGTGACTCCACCTCATTCTAAATCACAAGTCCATTCGGACAAAACAAAATACGATAGGAAGACAAGTCTTAAGTTAGATGTCTTACGACATACCGACTGTTAA